GTTGTGATCGGTGAGACGGTCACGAAGCTCACCGCGTCGTCGTCGACAGACGCCTACAACAACGTCGTGTTGGACTGGTCGCATCCGACCGAGGTCGACATCCCCGGCGCCGCGTTCGATCCCGGGACGATGTCCGAAGACCTGAACGGCCGCACCGCGGTGATCGTGCATCCAAGCCTGTACCTGCCGCCCGGTCAGACGGTGGCGTCGACGGACCGGGTGCGGGTGCGTGGCCTCGACTACGAGGTTGTCGGTGAGGTTGCCGAGTGGGTGAACCCGTTCACCGGTGACCGTCCGGGCGGAACGTTGAGCCTGAAACGAGTGAAGGGCTAATGGCGAAGCCGCTGATCGTGCTCAACCGAAAGGGCATCGGCGAGATGTTGAAGTCGTCCGGTGTTCGCGCCGACCTCGAACGGCGCGTCCGTGCGATCGCGGCCGTTGCCGGCGAGGGCATGGAACCAGCATCGGACATCGGCAAGACCCGTGCGCGAGCGTCGGTGGTGACGACGACCCTGCAGGCCAAGGCGAACGAGGCCCAACATCGCTCGCTCACCCGAGCCCTGGACGCTGGCCGTGGCTGAAACGCTCCTCGATGGCGACGTCGTCGCCGCTCTGATCGGCGGTCTCGGCGCGCTCATCACCCCACCGGTGTCCGGCAACGTACCAGCGACCCGACCGGACGAGTTCGTGACCGTGAAGTTGCTCGGCGGTTCCGGACGCGCCAACACGGTCACTTCGTGGTCGACGATCACCTACGAGGCTTGGTCCACGACCTATCCGGGTGCGAACACGCTCGCTCAACTGGTCCGGGCTCACATCCTCGCGTTCGGTGCGACGGTGCTCGACACGGTGACGATCTACCGCGTGAACGAGATCGCCGCTCCGGGGAGCCTCCCGGATCCTGATTCGGCGCAGCCGCGCAGTGTCGGGACCGTCGAGGTTTGCACTCGTCTCACGAAGCTCTAGCCGCGCTCCCATTCCAATGGTCGGCCTGTGTGCCGCGCCCATCACAACTAGGAGCGCCTCATGGCCCTCGATTCTGACAACGTCCGCGTTGCGCTGACCGGCGCCGTGTATGTCGCACCGGTCGGCACGACCCTCCCAACCACGATCTCGGCGTCGCTCGACGCGGCGTTCGTGGACCTCGGCTACCTGTCCGACGACGGCGTCGAGATCACCCCCGATCCGAACACGGACGAGATCAAGGCGTGGCAGAACGCCGACGTGGTCCGTCGGATCCTGACCCGCACATGGTCGGCGAAGTTCACGGCGATCGAGTCGAACGAGGCGACCGTCGAGCTGTACTTCGGTTCCACGGTCACCACCGACGGCTCCGGGTCGTCGATGACCGTCGGCGCGCCGGACGCCGACAAGCGGGCGTTCGTGATCGACTGCGTCGACGGCGACCAGCTGATCCGATACGTCGTTCCGGTCGGCGGCCTGTCCGACATGGATCCGGTGTCACACAAGAACGCCGACCCGGTCGCCTACGGCATGACCGTCGGCATCTACCGGATCGACGACGTCGACTTCCACCGGTATTCGTCGCCGCTGTCCTGAGTCGTGGTCCGGTCGGTTTGCTGCGCGGCGGCCGACCGGACCTCTTTCATTTCCTGCCGCGCATCGAACAAGGAGCCGCGCTATGGCCGCAGAGAACCCCCGTCCCGCTGACGAGTTGCCGGGCATGAAGATCTTCGAGATGGACGACTGGGTCGCGAAGCAGCACGAACGTCGTGTCGGTCTCCGTGACCTGGCCGGGAACGTTCACGTGATCGACCCGCCCGAGCTGTGGCCGGACGGTCTCACCCATGCCGCGACGGTCGGCGACATGGAGACGTGCGGGCACATGATCCTCGGCGACGGCTACGAGAAGTGGACCGAGTCGGGCCTGTCAACCGCGGCGCTCATGGCCCGTCTTGAGCAGGTGTTCGAGATGCCCGTGGGGGAATCTGCCGCCTCGTCGAGCTGCTCGACCAGCACGGCGAGGCGATCGAGTTCGACCTGTTGACCCTCGGGTTGGACCTGTCCGACGTGGGCACGCCACGGCTGTCGTGGCGGCGGTTCCGCAACATCATGGGTCGTCTGCCGCGCACGTCTGAGACGTCGCGGGAGATTCACGGTGAGGTTGTCGATTGGGGCATCACTGAGACGTTGTTGAACGCGTTGCTGTACGTGACTCAGGCGGCGCACTACGGCGGCAAGGGTCCGAAGCCCGAGATGATCCCGATCCCACGATCGAGGGTTGCACGGGCGATCGCTCCGCGGGTGTCGCGGGAGCGGATGAAGCACGAGTTGGCGAAGTGGCGCGCCGGTGAGGTGCCGAACTTCAACTGATCGGGAGGTGACACATGGCGACCGAGCTCGCAACCGGCTATGTGTCCATCGTCCCCTCGGCGCGTGGGTTCGCGTCGGCGCTGTCCAAGCAGCTCGCTCCGCTGGACGCGATCGCGGCGAAGTCGGGTGACACGGCCGGAGCGTCGTTCGGTGGCCGGTTGTCGAAGTCGATCGGCACCGCGGGGGATCGGATCGTTCGTTCGCTGGGGTCGAAGATCGCCGGGCTGGCGAAGGCCGGTGGTGTGGGTGTTGCACTGTTCGCCGGGTCGGCACTGAAGCTCGGCTATGACCGGCTGACCACGATCGAGAACTCGACGGCGCAGTTGACGAACCAGTTGGGTTCGGCGTCGAAGGCCGCGAAGTTCACGAAGGCGATTCTGGACACGGTCACCGGGACGCCGTTCAACCTGGACCAGTTCCTCCAGGCGGGTTCGTCGCTGGTGTCGATGGGCGCGGATGCGCAGAAGGTTCCCGGCTATCTGACGGCGATAGGCAACGTCGCCGCGACGAAGGGTTCGCAGGCGAACGAGTTCGCTGACCGGTTGTCGACCTCGTTCGGTCAGGCGACCACGTTGGGCAAGTTGACCGGCGACACGTTGTTCCAGATGGCCGAGGCTGGCGTTCCGGCGTTGAAGATCCTCGCGAACCACTTCGGTGTGTCGACGGTCGAGATGCAGAAGATGGTGTCGAAGGGTCTCGTCCCGGCGGGTGAGGGCCTGGACATCATCACGAAGGGCATCGGCACCGGCACGAACGGGGTTGCGGGCCGCACGGCGAAGTTCTCCGGGAACATGGAGAAGCTGCGTAAGACGACGACTGGCGCGGCGGGCGGGTTCAAGTCGGCGATGGCCCGGATCGGTGCCGCGATCTTGAAGCCGGCTCTGCCTGTGTTCGCGCAGGCTGCAACGAAGGCTGCGGACGCCCTTGACTGGGTTGGGAAGCGGATCCCGGCGGCGTTCGATCGGATACGAGCGAAGTTCACTGAGCTGGTTGACCGGCTGCGCAAGTCGGGCACGTTGGACAAGATCCAGCGGGCGTTCGTGACGATCCGTGACGCGGTCGTGAAGGCCGCTCTCGGGTTCGTGCAGATCTCGAAGCGGGTGGGCGAGTTCATCTCGAAGAACCCGGGTCCGGCGCTGGCGGCACTGGCGGTGATCGTCGGCGGTGTCGTGGTTGCGGCTGTGTGGTCGCTGGTGACCGCTGTCGCGGCGTTGCTGTCCCCGTTCGTGCTGATCGTCGGCGCGATCGCGCTGGTCGCCGCAGGGTTTGTGTACGCCTACCAGAAGGTCGGTTGGTTCCACGATCTCGTGAACGCCGTGGCGCAGTTCGTGACCGGCACGTTGGTTCCGGCGTTCCAGGTGCTGTGGGGGTTCGTGCAGCGTGACCTCGTGCCGGTCCTT